TTTTGCTTTGATTTTAGAATGTTTGTTATACCAAAGTTGTCGAGCAGGTTTACCTATGTTAGACATGCGTAGAGAATCTTTAGTCTTGGGTTGCTTCTTAACCCAGTCTCGCATTGCTGCTTTCATATCTTCACCAAATGAATCAATCATTTCTTCTGAAATATCTAACCCTTCTCCTTTTGTTAAAGGTAGAAGAGCTTTGTATATATCAGGTACTATATTTTCTAATTTCTTTTTCATTTATGTTTAACAAATCTTAAACTTCTATTTCTTGGATCAAAAGCTAATATTTGAACTCCTAGTTCTACTTGTTTTTTTGTACGACCACCACCTGCTGTAGCTTTCATACTTTTATATCGTTTATCTCTACGTTTAGTTTTAACATCTATTAAGATTGTTTTACCATTTTTATCTATTGCTATCATATCTACTGGACCAGTACATCCTGAGTTTTGAAATACTTCGTATCCATTATCCCATAACCAAGTGACTGCATAGTACTCTGCAAAGTCTCCTGTTCTACTTTGACCTTTAGTGTGTTTCACTCCAATTATCTCCTATTTTATATTCACCGGTAAGAGGACAACGTAACTTGTAATACTCACCTGCTTTTTCTATACAACCTACAGCTAACTCACCTACGAAGTCTGCTATATCTTCTCTAACTTCCATTTGCCATTCATCATGAATATTAGCTACGAACCTAGCATCTAAAGAATTTAATTTTAACAAACTCTCTAGCATAAGTAAAGCTCTTTTCATAACGATTGCACCACCACCTTGTAGTAAACTATTCAGTGCTGCATGTTCACTTCTAACATAAATTTTACGACCATCTAATCCTTTGAGGTATCCTCGTTTAGCTGCTTTTGATACCCTTTCTCTAAGTAATTTAAGTGATGGATTATTATCGAGGAAAGATTTTCTAAGCTTTGCACCATCTCTTTGGTTTCCTCCAACCACACTCCCAATCTTTGCATCTCCTGCTCCGTATATGAAGGCATAGATGAATGTCTTTGCCTGATCTCTTGATTTAAGTCCTGCAGCTTTCTGATTAGCTGTGTGTATGTCTCCTTCTGTAACTTCATTTGTGTATTCCTTATCATCCATATAGTGTGCTAACATTCTTAATTCTAAACCACTAGCATCTATACCTACTAATTTATAACCATCTCTAACGGTCCAACATGACCTACATTCTTTACCATATTCACTTGCAACACTAGGAACTTGTGCAACATTTGGAGCACGATGCGACATACGACCAGTAATTGTACCATTAGGTATAACAAAACCATGAACTCTGTTATCTTCTTGCACAGCTAGAATCCATGAATCAATTTGAGCTATACGTTTTTGGAGTAACAGAAACTCTGCTATCAACCTAGCTTCTGGAATATTTTTTACTTTAGCTAAAGAAGATTCATCTACAATCGGTTGACCAGTAGGAGTAAACCTATTAGGTTTCCAACCAAAGTCTGTAAGATATTCACCAATCTGTTTACGAGAACCTAAGTTAAAAGGTTGTAGTTTTTGTCTCATAAATGGTTTGTAATCACCAGAAGTAATGAGTCTGTCGTACTCTTCCGAAGTCAATCCTGATTTAGATAATGTTCCATCTTTCTTTAACTTAGGAAAGACTTGTTTAATATCTACCATCTTAGGTTTAAATACTTCCTGTACTTCTTTCTCAACTTGGAACATACGTTCCTTGAGCTGAGCAACAAGCATCATTGCATACTCTTGATTAAATTCAAAACCATTGTCTTCTTGATCTTTTAAAACCTCTGCTACTCCATGCTCTAAATTAATAGACTCTTCATCAAAGTTCTCACCTTCTTTGAGTAAGCGTTGATATACTTTCTCATTCAAGATTACATCTTGTTGACAATATTTTAACATGTTTTGTGAAAAGGAATCCCAATCTTCTGGTTGTTCATTCTTAGGAAAACCTACAATGTATCCCCACGTTTTTAAACTGTGTCCATTCTCACGTACCGGATTAAACAATCTAGACATCACCAGTGTATCTTTAATTACATGTTTAGATAAATCTATGTTATATAATTTTTTGATAACAGGTAAATCAAAACCTAAAATGTTATGACCAATCAAAGAATCAGCAGAGTTTAAAAACTGTATGCCTTCTTCAATCTTATCAGGACCAAAGGATACAACAGCTTCACCTAAAGGTTTGGCTACAATACACCAAATCTTATCAGGTTTTAAACCATTAGCTTCTATATCAAATACTATTTCTTTCATACTATCTCCTAAAATGGTAGATTATCTAGAGTTACTTGATCAGTAACTTCATTCATTCTACCAGTCTCGACATCGTAAAGCAAGCTACAAGCCAATCCAGTATCTCCGGTGTATCTAGATTTAAGTACACGAACTTTCGTTGTATTAGATTCTGTCTCGTCTTCTGCTTGTTGATTACGTTCCAATGCAATTACACAATCAGATAACTGTGATATACCTTGAGAACCTTTGAGGTGAGACAGAGATACTTCTATACCCTGCTCATGTCCTCGATCACCTGATGCTCTACGTAAATGTGATACCAAAAACATACCTACACCTGTCTCTTCAACTAAAGAACGTAGTCTATTCATTAAAGTATCTATACCTCTGCGTTCATCAGACTCAGTAAGCTGATTGACTAGCATGTGTAAGTGATCTACTACGACCCAATCACATTCACAACCAACGATCATGTATCTAAGCTTAGAAAAGATTTCATCTATATCAGTAGCTCCAAGATGAGCATGAATAAATACTTTATCTTTCTGAATTACTTTATCAAATAACTCTTGTAGTTGTTCATCTGTATAGTTCTTTCTCTTCTCTTCCAGATACAATCTATCATTAGCTTCAATAGAAACTATACCATCAGCAGTTCTCAACCAGTTCTCTTCAAGAGCTATAATACCTACATTATCTTCTGTGTTCTTGATTAGATAGTGAGTAAGCTCACGAGTGATGCTTGACTTACCAAGTCCTGTACCACCAGTAAGAGTAACTAACTCTCCTTTACGCATACCATAAAGCTTTTTGTTTAAGCCTTCCCAAGGATAAGCAATGCTCGGTTTTGTTTCCCTGTGTAACCATTTGTCTTTTGCACTAGACAATTCCATAATACCAGATGGTGTGTATGTCTTAGCATCCCACCACGCTTTAGTAAACTGTGCATACTGCCCTTGTTCAAGCATAGCATTAGCATCTTTAAAACCTTGTGGTAAAGTAACTATCTTAGCCTTTCCCGGTTTTATAATACGAGCAACCTTACGTGCTGCTTCTCTACCATACTTGTCGTTATCAAAACAAATAACAACATTATCAAATGATTCTACAAACTCAATGCTGTCTCGAATATCTCTAACTGCACCTTGAGCACCACGTTTAACAGATACCGATGCCCACTTCTTATCAAAGATTTCATATACAGACATTGCATCACATTCACCTTCGGTAATAGTAAGATACTTACCTCCCTTACCAAACAGTTGTTCACCAAACAAACCAGTACCTTCATAGCCACCATCAACTACAAAACCTTTTGTACTAACAGTACGTGTTTTGGTTGATACAATCTCGTTGCTATTGTAGTATGGATAAATATGTTTAGCTACATTACCTTGACTATCATAAACTACACGTACACCATACTTCTTGGCAACCGATTCACTGATCTTACGATCTGTCAAGTCACCAAAAACTCCAGTGTATGAGTTTAAAAAAGTACTAGGTTCTTTATGTGAAGCCATGTCTACGATCTTACCATCAACTTCTTGTTGATAGTTTTTAAAATAATGGTTACAGCTAAAACAATAACCTGAACCATCTTTGTTTGTAGATACTGGGTCACTACCTCCACACTTCGGGCAGGGTAGTTTGTGCTTTTCCCAATTGCTTTTCTCCATTCCACCTCCTCATAAAAAAATGAGGGCAAGTCGTGGAAACCTGCCCTCGATGTTACAACACTATTACTTAGTGTCTTCTTCATCAGTACTGTCCTCTTCAACAACTTCTGCTTCTGCAGCTACTTCTTTTATCATAGCTTCATCAGTTAAATTATTAGTTACTACATTACTGAATACTTGTCCAGACGAATCTAATACTTGCCTTAATCTTCCGATAAAAGCAATCATGTCAACAGCCTGTTGTGCTTCAGGGGATAACAATCCTGTGTCATAAACTTTAGAAGACCCATCTTCTTGGTTTATAGTTATAGGTGCTCCTTGAAATTGTGGAGTGTCTGCCATTAGAACTCCTCCCCATCTAACAATTCTGCACCATCTTCAGCTCGGTACTCAACAAGATCAAGAACTTGAACAGCTTGTAAATCTAGACCTGTGTATGGTCCATACTTATTCTCTCCGTGATACTCATTGAATTGTACTCTTACTTTAGAACCATTACCAACTGAATAATTAACTTCGTTCTTCTCAGCATCTAACAATCTAGGTGCTGTACGAACCATTCCATTTGGTCCATTAACTTTTCTTTTGATAATTAAAGATGGACCTTCATCCATCTGTTTGATCTTGTGTCCTCTTGACGCAAAATCATTTGCTGTATCTTCATCAACCACTAGATTGACTGTATATACAGGTTCAAATTTGGTATTAGGTGTTTTAATACTTGCCCAATACGCAGTTCCATTAACTACTGCCATACTTTTTCTCCTTATTATTTAACAGTATTATAAAAAACCATAGCTAACTCTTTCGAGTTGGGGCTATGAGCCAGTTGCCCCATCACCTCAGAAAACTGAACCAAGTAGCTCCTTGAGGAGGATGGAGATAGAGGGCTAATGCTACTCGGTGACTCAAGGAAAGCCTTTAATATCAAGGTCATGTCTTTGAGTGAGTGCATTTTACCACAATTACAATTCATATGCAAGCATTTCTTCTAAAAAGTTTTGCATACCTGATTGTTCGTTTGAATCTATGTACAAATGAAAGCTATCAGAATTAGGCATATAGTGTACTACATGTCCATCTTTGTTTTCATATAATTCTTTGTAATTGTCTGTACAAAAGTTATTAAACTCCATGTACTCAGATTTTGTTAGTCTATAAAATTCTTTCATTTAGTTCTCCAATAATTTAATTGATACTTTACAATCTGTAACATCTCCAGTGCTGCTGAATGTGTTTACATATTTTATCATAGCTGACTTCAATCTACTAGGTAAATTAATATTAAAGTTGATGTTAGTTACCTGACCATC